TTAACTTAATGTAAATTCCGGCTTTGCTTCTGGCTCTATTTCATCATCACATTCACTTTCTGTATCTATAACAATTTTTACGAATCCTCTTTTCAGAACAGAGAGAAATATTTCGAAGTCACTGACATTTCTCAATGAATTGATTTCAATGGAATCAGAGCATTTTAAAATGCCCCATTTATCCTCATTACTATCTTTGCAGAGTTTGATTTGGCAGTTTAAAGCTTCATCTTCATCGCAAGTGAATTTCACAAAGCAATCATCATACCTGGAAGTAAACCAGCTTTTATCCTCGTGTTCCACTTCCATATTGGCAGTGACATTCTGATAATATGGATCTCCGTCCTCACAGTCCGCTTCTAAGTTGCTTGTATCCACGTTCTCTGATACATGCTTACAGTACCGTTCAAAGATATCTGAGAGTTTGATTTCCTTGTATTCCGGTTCCTTCATGATAGACTGGAAATTTTCCAACATTTTCTTGTTATCTATCAGGTATGTGCTGCTTACAATTTCAGTAAGACAGGAATCCAGTTTTACAACATACTGGTTAAAATCATGCCTTTCAATCACGGGAACCATCACTTCTTTTACTTTGGTCTCAATAACCTCTTTTGCTTCCCCATGGTAACCAAATAAACCGTCAAGTGCTTCTGAAATGCCTTTCTTTAACTTATCCTCAATGATTTTTTCTACTGTGCCATCATTCAGCTTTTCATTAAGGACACTGATTATTTTTTGTTCAAAAGTATCCATTTTCTACTCCTTTTCCAAATCGTAATAGATCAACTCCTCATTGTCAGGAAGAGGACATTCATCATCTTTCCATTTCAGGGATTTAACGCTTGTCCAATGCTTTGTGCCAGTATCATGTAGGCCGATAATGCTCAATACCTCTTCTGTAAAGCACCGGCTATCAATTAATAAGCGGTCAGATCGGTTGCACTTCCGGTTATCCAGATTATCCAGAATGAATTTGTTCAGCTTTCTAGCATCACTTAAATCTGCATGTGACGGCTTATGGTGCAAGGTATATGTAATCCCGGCCACGTCCTGTAAAACGGTCCTGTCTGCCCATTTCGCTGTTTTAATACAGGCTGTATAAAGCCATATCTTCCCGGCATATCCACTTGCCCGGAGGCGGTGAATCATCTCTACCACCCTTTCACCAATCAACATGGGCTCGCCTCCGGTTATAACCAGTTCCTTATATTTCAATAAGTCCTGAAATTCAACCGCCGGAATATTACCGATATGCTCATTACAGCAATTTGGGCAGCTACGTGGACAATTATATGTAACTATCACTCTCGCTACGTCTTTCATGAAACTCCTTTCATCAAAACGGATCTTTATTTATCTCAACAACAAGCCCTGGCACCGCACAATCCACATTAACGTTACTGCCAGTCACTTTCTGCATTTCATTGATAAAATACTTACCTGAACTAGAGCCAGCGCCTAAATGACACATAATGACGCTTCTAAGGCTCGGTGACTGGTTTGCCTTAATTGCCCCGATACAGGTTTCCAGAGAAGCATGGCCCAGGAGTTTGTGTTCGTAGTTCGGAAGGTCCCGGTCAATGAACTGCTCCTGGTAATTTGCTTCAATTAGGAAGTGCTGAATCTGCTGCTTCTGAAAATTGTATGGTATGTATTCATAATCTGTTGCAAATAGCAATCTTCCCATTTCCTTATGTTCAATGAGATAACCATAGTTCGGTGTTCCGTTGTGCGGTACATAAAACGGAATACATTTAAAGCCACCTATCTGTACCGGCCTAAACTCTGACACGCTGTAAAACTGTGCTCCGGGGATATCTTCAATAGCTTGTATTGTTTCATCGTTGGTGTACACCGGGATTCCGGCTTTTAGAAAATCTTTAGTGTTTTTAGAATGGTCGCCTAACCATGTTCATGAGATAGCAAGCAACCCTTAATCTTTAGAATTTGCCAGTCAATGGCCTTTTTTACTTCAATGAAAGGTTTTCCGCATTCCAACAGGAGAATTTCATCTTTACCCTGTAATGCATATGCGTTTCCTTTTGAGCCAGAGGAGATACATTTCAAGAACACTGAATCACCTCCCTTGCCTCGCTAAACTTCCATACAAATCCACCCGCTTGACTTCTTGTTAATCCGGGCTTATATTCCTCCCGTCTTGCTACCTGCAAAATGTTTCTTTGACATACATTTGTATATTTTGAAGCAATAGCGGCATTTGCATATTCAGCAATAAAATGTCCATCTAATGTATATTGCTGTATTTTATTTGGCCTTTCATATGAATTGTAATTATTCATTCCCTGAGTAAGCTCCGGTATCTGCTCCATTGTCTTAATATGATGTTCAAGAGTAGAGACAATTTCCAGGTTATCAGCTTTATTGTCTTGTTTATTGCCATCTTTATGATGAACGTGAAATCCTTTTGGAATTTCTCCTATAAAGTTTTCAGCAACTAAAACATGTATTCTTTTAGTCCTTGCTTTTCCATTTTTATCAGTCAACGGAAAGGATAAATACCAACCTTTCGAATTGCTTAACTTCCGCAATCGCCCGTCTTTGTACTTATGAAAACTCATTAATCTTCCGTGACTAGAAATCTTATAAAGGCCCTCATATCCTTTTACCCATTTCCATTCCTCAGACATTAAATCACTTCCTTTTATAGAGGGCATATCCGTTGCCTTTACTGGAACTGCCGACTACTTTGAGTTTCATTACTCTACCTCAATTTCATCATCTGCCGGAAACCGGAATATCCGGGGAAGCATATAGTATTCAACTCGCCCCTGGCTCTGACTTGCTGGGATAATCTGACCGCCAACCATGGATTGTTTTAAGTCCTCTAAGTCTGTCTGGGAGAAACCACAATCTGAAATAATCAGGCTTGGCATTATGCCGATATATTCCCTAAGCAACATTTCCATAACTTTCTGAACCTTTTCAGGGGAAGAATATTCCCCCATAAGGAATGAACATGTGCTGCTATTAGTTGAGGGGATTTCTGCTGTAATCATGCCACCTCTAACAGATATAATGCACTGCTCATATGGAGCGTCATATTTGCCATTCTGTGAAATAATCCTCATGATGTCCTCCTATGCCCAATCCGGCTTCTGCTGCTGTGGTGCCGGCTCTGGCTCGGATTCTATCTGCTGATCTGGAACTTCTTCACCTGCAGATGCTTCTTCCTGCTCAATCGGCTCTGGATCCTCTGGCATAGGAAACTCCTGGGCATTGGCGTAGACCTGAACATCATGTGCCACATCTTCAGCAACAACATCTACCGTATCAATATCTTCAGCCTTATCAGCTGCTTCAATAGCAAACACATCACCATACTGTTGAACAATCTGCTTACAGGCCCTGGAAGTAACTGTTTTCTTAGCCATCATATCAGTGAATTCAGCATGGGTTCCACTGTTCTCCTTATAGCCATATCCCTTTTTCCATGCTGTTTTAATCTGATTGATATTCATCACTTCCATGTATGTACTGCCATCATCGAGGATAACTATGCAATAGGCACCTTTGATTTTAGTCAAGTCGATGTTCTCAAAATCCTGCGTATGTACATCAAGAATCTTTCGACCATTTTCAATATGATATTTGAAGGTATCACATTCATAGATAACTTCGGCATTAATGTCTTTGGCACCATATCTGTGTGCCATAGCTTTATGACCATGATAGGAAACTTGACACTGTAATTTACCGCCATAGGCAATCGGATAACACTGTCGCTTCTGCATAGACAGGCCCATTGTCACCATGTCCATAAGTGCATTAGCGATACTGGCCTGAGAACAAGTTTCCAGAACATATTTACCGTTCCTGTCCTTGGTTTCTTTTAAAATTAGATATGCTCCCATTAAAGCATTTGTTGGATTATAATCTGTCGGGAATGTAAGCCCATAATCCTGCTTCTGCTTCAGCTGCGCACTTAAACCATCAATAAACGGATTATTTACAATAAGAGCTGCATGCTGAGACCCTGTTGTTGCCACTTCCTGTTTCCCCATGACTATTTATCTCCCTTCTGATTTCTCTTGAACGTCTGCTGAAATCTTTCCAGCCAATTTACACCAGCTGCCTGCCGGACCATATTTCTTGAATTACTGCGATACGCTGCCGCTGTTGCTACACTTCCCAGAATCTTACGATTTTGATAAAAACTCCGATGACTTCTCTGCTTATGCTTTAATGCTCCTGCCATAGTTACTTCTCCTTTTCCAATAGATAAGTTGCTTCCATATCTGCTTCATGCAATGCCAGAACCAAAGGATACTTTTCCATGGCTGTTCCCAGGGTATTCCAGAGTTCTTTAGGCTCGTAAGAACCCATATGCCAGCGAATGGCATATCTTTCAGCCGGTAACAGTTTTATGTATTCCTCTATCATCATGACACTCTTTTCACCATGGCCGTATGGAATAAGGTCATTCACTGAATAAAACGGAACCTGTTCCCATTGTCCTTGCTCATTCTTTTTGTTACGCATTTCCGTGATATAAAAATACGTTTTACAAAGGTCATGAAGCAAAGAAGAGATTATGATACTTTCACTCTGCACATTTACCAATGCTTTGTGCCAGATGGCATTGTCACTTGCTTTCTTTTCTGCCAAACAATCGAAAACATTAAGACTATGTTCCAGCAGGCCGCCCTCATGGGCTCCATGGAATCTGGTACTGGCTGGAGCTGAGTAAAAATCACTCTTGCGAATAAATTCAAGGAGACTTTCGATTCCTAGTCTCTTTGTTTCCAACAACAACTTTTCGAATTTTTCAATTAATTCCTGGTTCACTTATTATCCTCACTTTCCCTTCTAATTGCCGTATGAAAAGCTCCCCTATCAATCCAATGCAATATGGTTACCAACTGTGTATGCTTTATTACTTCAATATGCCGTGTCTGGTGATACCACATAACCCACTCTTGTTTCAAAAGTTCATCAAGTGATGTGATTGGGGCGCCTTCCACAAACAGCCTTTTAGATTTCAGATATTCCCTATGCTTCTTGATATTTTCACATTCAGCACAAGGCGGGTTGTAAGACGGGTAATGCTTGCCATTATTCTCCCAACTTAGAGCACAATATCTACAAGGATTCTGTTTCATAAATCCTCCTTAATCTCAGTCAATCACAATATGACCAGTTGCAGTGAGGGCAGCCAGTAATTAACTCACGCCCAGCCTGTTCTACAGA